CTGCTGCAGGTTCTGGTTCAGCCAGTCGGAAGTCGCCCAGGTATCGGCGAGGAATTCGTCACGGGCGTCGGCCAGGACGGAGTCGGGGTAGTTGTGCATGTCGGTCTCCTAGAAAATATGATCATTGTGAAGTCGAGCGGCGCTGCAGGTAATCCTGCAGGTGGTCAACCGTGTTGGGCTTGTTCAGCCAGACGCCGGAGAAGCGCACGCCGTCTTTCAGCCTTTCGACGATGTGGACGCCGCCGCCGTTTCGGTACGGCTCCAGCGTCGTGCCAGGCAGCGCGGCGATTCGTTGGAGGAGCTTCGATTGCTCGGTAGTCATGGTGGTCTCCGATCAGCAATGTGATACTTAGGCGGCAGCGAAGTAGGCGTGGCCCTGAGCGTTCTCAAAGCTCATGAACAGGCTGCGGCGCTCAGCGCGGTTCATGGCGAACGGGGCACCGACGCGGGAGGTGTGCAGGTAGAAGTCGCGCAGCACGGCGTGGCCGTTGGCGGTCAGCACGTTGTCGAACTCCCAAGCGGCTTGCGCTGCGGTCAGGCCGCAGTCGCGCTGGGCGAAGCCGATGAACGTGGGGCGGGTGGCGAGGGGGAGGGTCATGTCGAGCTCCAGTGGGTGTGTCGATGGAGCCGACTGTATCACGCTTGTGATATTCAGGAACAGACAAGACCACACATGTTTATCAACAATGTGATCTTTCGCAAGGTCACTTGCGCATCGCGTTGGCTGCAGCAATCAAGGCGGCCTGGGCCTGGGGTTCCATCGCGCGAAAGGCCTCGAGCAGTTCCTGCTCGGACTCCTGGGTCATCTGGTTCATCTGCCAGGGATCACCCGTTCCGTCGATGACCCATTGCGGGTTGCACTGCAGTGCGGCGGCGAGCTTAAGGAGGCTGGGTGCGTTGGGCTTACGAGAGGCGCCCGTGATCCAGTTGCTGATGGTGGCTTGAGTCAGGTCCATTTTGGCGGCGAGTTCGGTCTGTTTGTAGCCCCTGGCTTCGATGAGCCAGCGGATCCGTTCGCCTATCGTCGCAGCCTTCGCCCACTTCGCAAAAGACCTATCAGATTCGACGGGTTTTTTCATGCTGCTGATCACTTCCGTTCTTCATATGTAGAAACAACAACTTGCCCGACTTCACAAGGCTGATGGGGTTGCAGTACACTGCCGACCTCTTTGTGATATTCACAACAAATTCACGCATGCACGTCGATCAAGTCATCACCTTCTGGGGCACCCAGGTCGCGGCTGCGGCTGCGATTGGGGTCACGCAACCCACGATCAGCATGTGGCGCGCACGCGGCTCTGTACCGCGTCTGCAGCAGCTACGCATAGAACACCTCACGGGCGGACGGCTGAAGGCAGACAAGGCCATTCTTGGCCGTAAACCCGTGCGGAATTCTAGTCACAAAGTATCACGCACCTGATACCGGCGCAATTTGAGTTTGCGCAAGTATCACAATGCCATAGAATGAAACGGCCATGGCCTAGCCCGACGGGGCGAAAAGCGGACACCTCCCCCGCCTGGCCAGTGGTTCTACCGGGAGGTTCAACAGGAGGATTGACATGGCCGTCAAGGCTATCGACACGCAGTACCGCGGCTACTTGTTCAGAAGCCGGCTTGAGGCGAGGTGGGCGATCTTTTTCGACACCATCGGCATTGAGTGGGAGTACGAGCCGGAGGGATACACGCTCAGCACAGGCGAGCGCTACCTGCCAGACTTCTGGCTGCCGAGGTTCTGCGACCCGGCATCCGGCGTCTTTGTTGAGGTGAAGCCTCGCACGGGGGACGACGCAAAAGCGCAGCAGTTAGCCCGGGATTCTGGCCACAGCGTACTTCTGCTGGTGGGGACGCCAGCATTCAAGCCATACACGCTCTTCGACAGTAACGGGAACGCGGACTTTGACGCGGTGTTCATGTCCAAGTACCTGCCGGGTGGCTCTCACTCTGGCGAGTACCGGATGTTCTACGCATCCGGCTGGGGAGGCGCCTACGCAGGCGACCTGGAGTCACCCTACGCAAGGGCCGTCGCAGCAGCGAGATCGGCCCGCTTTGAGCACGGCGCTGATCAGCCCCGACTCTAAAAATCACAATGCAAATATTTGACCCGGCGGGGCGCGGCCACGCTATCCGGTTTTCGTCACTTCACGGAGTCCGCCGGGTCAACCTCTGTCGAAAAGTGGCGTGCAGAAAGTGACGCATGGAGCTTGAAACAACGCCGGGGTTGAGTCCCATCCAAAAGAGGGTCGATGAGCTCAAGTGGTACGTGCGCCAGTACGTGGGCTTAGGGCTCAGGGTGCTGCCCCTGTGGGGGGTGGTCCAGCAAGGTGCGCAGTGGAAGTGCCTGTGCGGCAGCCCCGAGTGCGACAGGAACCGCGGCAAGCATCCCCTGACCACACCGGAGATGCGCAGCGGGGTCAACTCAGCGACGGATGACGTTGAGCTGCTCGACACGATCATCAGCCGCTACCCGGGCATGAACATCGGCGTGGCTGTCCCCGATGGGATGGTGGTGGTGGACATCGACCCCCGCAACGGCGGCGATTCCACAGTCGATGAGATCGAGGCCCGGTACGGCAAGTTCCCCGACACCTGGGACCAGCTCACCGGCGGCGGCGGCCGGCACCTGTGCTTCCAGGTTCCCTTCGGCACCAAGTTCAGCGGCAAGCTGGGGCCCGGCGTGGACATCAAGCAGGCCGGCGGCTACATCGTGGTCGAGCCCAGCGTCCACCCGCTTGGCAAGTCCTACGGCTGGGAGTCCAGCTCCAACCCGCTGGATGGCCAGGACATCGCTCGGGTGCCAGAGTGGCTCGAGCGCATTGGCGGCCGCCCATCGCAGGCCGATGTCGGCCGAGCCATGAAGGCCTTTGAGGTGGACCAGATCACCCGGCAGGACTTGGAGTCCGCCCTGGCATACGTCGACAGCGACGACCGAGACAACTGGATCCGCGTCGGCCTGGCACTGAAGACCATCGGTGACGCAGGCTTTGACCTGTGGGACCGCTGGAGCCAGCGCAGCAGCAAGTACAAGGCCGGCGAGACGGTGGAGAAGTGGCACGGGTTCAAGCCACAGGCACTGGCCGGCGGCTCAGACCCCAAGCGCCAGATCACCTACCGCACGGTGTTCGGCATGGCGCAGGCATGCGGGTGGGTCAACGCCTCCAGCAAGCGCGCCCGTGACAGCAACGTCGTTCACCTGCAGGGGGCTCCGACTACGGTGGATGAAGAGACCGGCGAGATCGTTCCCCACAACCCCCTCTTCACACCCGTCCACGAACTGCTGGACGGCATCAGGCCGATCGACTGGCTGGTGGAGGGCTACCTCGAGCAGGATGCGCTGGGTATGCTGTTCGGTCCTTCAGGCGGCGGCAAGTCGTTCGTGGCCGTCAGTCTGGCCTGCAGTGTGGCCACCGGCGCACCTTGGTTTGGCTGCCAAGTCAAGCAGGGCGCTGTCTTTTACATCGCGGGCGAAGGTCACCAAGGCCTGGCGCGGCGGTTCGCAGCGTGGTCTAAGGCCACGGGGGTGAAGATCACCAAGGACACGCCGCTGTTCAAGTCCAACCGTGCCGTGCAGTTCTTGGACGCCAACGCCGCCCAGTCCGTCAAGGCCGAGGTGGCTGAGCTGGCCCGGCGCACCGGGCACATGCCCGTTCTCATCCAGATCGACACGCTGGCCCGCAACTTCGGCGACGGCGATGAGAACAAGCAGGCCGATGCGAACCGCTTCATCGAAGCCATGGACGAGATCCGGCGCGAGTTCAAGTGCCACGTCCAGACCGTCCACCACTCCGGACACGAGATGGAACGGGCCCGGGGCTCGAGCGCGTTCCGGGCGGCCATGGACCAGGAGCTTTGGGTCAAGGGCTCTGGCGGGATGCTGGAGCTCGCCGTGACCAAGATGAAGGACGCAGAGATGCCAGCGTCCAGACGATTCAAGATCGCCCAGCTCGGCCTGGGCGTCGAAGACGATTGCGGTGTCGAGATTACCGGGGCGTACCTGGAGATTGACGGTAACCCGCTGGAGTTCAAGGTGGGCTCGCGCACCAACGGCGGCGACATCACGGCCCTGGACGTGGCCAAGGCCATGCATCCGCGGTGGCCGGGCGTGCCCCCCATGGCCAGCACATTGGGGTGCTCCGAGCGATCCCTGAGCCGGATCATGAAGGCCATGAAAGACCAAGGACTGGCTGTACAGGCATCCAGTAAGCAGGCCGGCTGGGAGCTCTCAGAAACAGCCCTAGACCACCTGTCCATGACCGGCGCCATGCTGCTCAACAAGGGGGGCGAGGGTGCTTAATTTTTGTGCAAATTCATCCGCCAAAAAGCTGGCGGATGACCCCCAAAAAACACGTTCATCCGCCAGGGGGTTTGAGGTGGCGGATGAATTGGCGGTTGCTGGCGGATGGAAGTCAGAGAAAGGCAAAAACATGAATGCCGACAACGACTTAGCATCCGCCAATGGGTTGGCGGATGACTGGCGGATGAAATCCGGGGGCCGTTCATCCGCCTATCCGCCACCACCTTATAAGGTGGCGGATGCTGGCGGCAAGGGGTTGGCGGCACCCAAAACGATGCCCTCATCGGGCCCGGCCAAGGCACCAAAAGACAGCCAGAACGACAGCCTAAGTTCTGAGTTAGTGTCCACTCACAAAAAGCACACGATCACCCTTGAACTGCCCTGGCCGCCGACCGGGAACCACGCGACGAAGCACACCCGGACTGGTGGGCACTACAAGACCGCCGAGACCGTGGCGTATCGGGCCGCTGTGCTGCGATTGCTGGCCGGGATGGGGCTGGGTAAGGGTCAGGCCAGAAAAACGAGCCTGAGGCCTCTGGCGGGCCCGCTGAAGGCGTCTTGGGTCATCGCCCCACCAGACCACCGGGCCAGAGACCTCGACAACGTGCGCAAGGAGGCAGCCGATGCGCTCACCCTGGCCGGCCTGTGGGTCGACGACTCGTGCAAGGTGCTGCGCCAGGAGACGTTCGAGTGGGTGCCGCCCGAGCCGGGCGGAAAAGTGCTGCTGACGGTCGAAACGCTGGGCAACTGTACAGGCGTACAGTCTGGGGAAAATGACAGCAAAAAGCGTGCCTGATTGGGTCAACGAGCTGCTGCAGGTCTGGGCCGGCGGCGATTGGGGCCAGGCCCGGCGTGACCTGGGCTACCCGAGCGTGTCGCCGATGTTCCGCGGCGTGGCCGACTCGGCCGAGGAGCTCGAGGTCACCGGCTACAGCCCGCTGGAGGTTCGGGCGGTGCAGGCTGCGGTGGACTGGCTGCACGTCGTGCATGAGCCGCACTGGCGGGCTCTGACCCGCCGATGGCGGCCGTGGCTGCGCGACAGCCTGGCGGCCAGCCCGGACGACGACCGGCTGGTGCGCGAGGCCGCGCAGATGATCGCCGCCTATGTTGACAAGACTCTGGGGTGATTGACTGGCGCCCGCGTATAGGCATTGTGATAATCGGACATCCTCAACTCATGGAGACGACCATGAACTTCTGGCGCAATTGGTTCCGCACACCGTCACCCGAGATGCTCGCAACAAACGAGCTCGATCAGGCCCGCCGCTCGCTGTTGGAGGCGCACTCTGCGGCCGAGTACGCCGACAGCATGATCGCGTACCACCAGGCCCGCATCGATCGCCTGAATGCGTTCCTGTCGCAGGAGCGTGAGGCATGAGGCCGGGCTGCAATGGACCGTGCCAGCAGGGCAGGGTGCCATGCCCGACGCCGGAGGCGTGCGAGGTTGACGTGGAGGAGCCCAGCTTCTACGGCCGCGAGCATTGGCTCGACATGCTGCAGGGTGTTGTCGTTGTGGCCGTGCTGGCCGGCTCGGCCATCCTGGCTGGCGTGTTGGTTGCGGGGTGGCTGAAGTGAGCGCACTTCGCGAAGCCGCCCAGCAGGCGCTGGAGGCGTTGGAATTGGCGCAGACCGATGTGCATTGGGAACTGAACAGCCCGACGCGAAAGTTTTTGCGCAAGGCCGAGAAGAACCTCCGCGCCGCGCTGGCAGAGCCGGTGCAGGAGCCGGTGGCGTGGTCACACATCAATGGCACTTCAGACACAAAGTGGCACCCACCCCAGCGCCCAGTAGAGCTGGTGCAGGAGCCGGTGGCGTCCATTTACATCACACCCAACGGAGCGAGAGAGTTCGACGATTGGCGGCATGACCTGCCTGTTGGAAGCAATCTGCTCTACACATCCCCACCCCAGCGCAAGCCGCTGACGGAGGAGGAGATTGAGCAAATTAACCGAGACTTGCCGCTGCTGCACATGCAAGCACGCAAAGGCAGCGTAGCCGTGGTGTTTGCCCGCGCCATCGAGCGGGCGCATGGGATCACACCATGACCGTCAAGCTCACCAACGACAAGAGCGCCGCGGTCGACCAGGAGTACTTCTGGCGGCCCATGCAGACCTGCCCCGTGAGCACCAAGGTCCAGCTTCTTGGCCGCGGCGGCGTGGCCGTCTACGGCTCTTGGGACGGCAAGTCCGACTGGTGGCGCGGCTGGGCACCGCTGCCTAAGCGGCCGGAGGGCATGCAGTGAAGCGAGACGACCGCAACCCGCCCGACAGCACGCGCCGCCGCTGCAGCAAGTGCCAGCAGAACCGCCCGTCCCTGGGCGGCAGGACCAACAAGATCACCAGGCTGTGGCGCTGCGTCACCTGCCTGTCCGAAGTCAATCCATGAAGCCTTCCTTCGCCGCCATCCGAGACATCCTTGAGCAGTGCGGCCCGCTCACCATGCGTGAGATCTGCGAGTTCTTCCCCGGCGTGGACTACCACCGCGTGTCCAGCTTCATCACTGCGATGCGCATCACCGTCGTGACCAAGCAGGTCTACATCAAAGGCTGGACGATGGAAGGCCTGGGCCGGCGCTACCCGCGCCCGATCTACGACTTGGGCAACAGGCCCGACGCACGCAAGCCCAAGCCGATCAGCAACTCCGAGAGAGGGCGCCAGTACCGGCAGAGCAGGAAGCTGCCGCAGGGTGTCAGCAGCGTTTTTACTTGGGCGTCTCAGCTATGAGCATTGTGACTTCCGTGGCCGTGTTCTTCGCGGTCAATCCCGACGAAGAGCTCACCGCCAGCGACATCGGCCTGAAGTGGGGTGTGAACCCCAACAACGTCGGCAAGACCTTGAACTATGCGCAGCACAAGGGCTGGGTGAAGGCCACCAAGAAGGCCAACCCTGACGCGCCGACCAAGAAGATCCTGTTCTACACCGCAGGCCCGCGCCTGCTCAAGGAAATCGGTCAATGAGCATCTACAGCGACGTCAAGGACACGACAATGCGCCAGCCTGCGGGCAGCCCCGGGCTGGCCTTCCGCAAGTCGTGCTCGGCCTGCGGCCAGCACAGGGAGATCCGCGGCGGTTCGATCTTCAGCAAGCTGCGCCTGTGGCGGTGTGCTGACTGCACTGAGAAGGCGAGGAGCAAAGATGACTGACCTGAGAACCGCCGCCCAGCAGGCGCTGGAGGCGCTGGAGACTTGTGACGCCGCGCACATTTCTGATGGTGGTCGGCAGTGGTACGACGACAAGGCTGTGGAAGAAGCCATCACCGCCCTCAAGGCCGCGATCACAGAGCCGCCTACCGACTGGGAAGCGGTCGCAGCAGACCAAGCCATGACAATTGCGCTGCTGAAGGCAGAGCCGGTGCAGGAGCCACCCTGCGCCACGCGGGAATGCATGCCCAGTCAGTGCCCCAACTGCGTCAGCCTGCAAGACCAGAACACCGAGCTTGACCGGAAGCTGGCAGAGTTAGAGCGCAAGCCCATGAATGAATTTGATGCTTTGCGCCTTGTTACGGAAACTGTCGGTCTTCTGCAATCCGCAGGCCCGGTGGAAGGGTTGATAGGAATAATCCGCGCCGTCGAGGCCGCACACGGCATCAAGGAGTAACCCATGAAAGAACTCCGCATCCGCGACGTCCGCACGACGGACAGGGAGCGCGAGAAGATGCGCAACCAGATGCGCAGGCGCCGCGCCAAACACGGCTGGACCTCCCTGCAGGTCGACCTGGACATCGACGCCGCCGCCTGCCTGCTCTACCTGCAAAAGCAGTGGGGCTTCCCCTCGCGCCGCGCCGCGGTGCAGGTCTCGCTGCAGTACCTCGCCAAGCAGACCCGCCTCGGTCTCAGGGAGATCAAGCTGGGGTTCGACCCGCAGGATTGACAGCAAGTATGTCAATGCTATAGTCCCCGCCGGGGCAGTCCGTCCCACCGATTCCAAGCCCGCCACCGAGCGGGCTTTTCACTTTTTGGGCCCGGCCGACCTGAGCCGGTGTTCGTCTCCCATCGAGGAGGGACGGTTCGGGCCCACCCATACGCATGAGCGAGACGCCCAAGAAATTCACTGGCAAGCCCCACGGCAAGTGGGGAAAGCTCGACGCCGCCCTGCGGCCGCACGTCGACGCCATGCTGGCCCTCTACATCGAGGGCATGTCCATGCGCCAGATCGTCGAGCAGCTCCAGCTCAACGTGACGGCCGCCTCGGCCCGCAACTACCTGAGCATCCACCACCCCGAGGACTACGACCGGGCGATGATCGAGCGCGCCCACGAGATGGTCGAGCGCAACGCCGAGGACGCAGCCATTGCCTCAGCCAACGGGGACTCCTCCGGCCTGAAGACCGCCATCGAGACCCGGTTCAAGCTGGCCGCGCTGTATGCGCCGGACACCTATGGGGACCGCAAGCGGGTGGAGCTCACTGGCAAGGACGGCGGGTCCATCAAGCTCGAGGCGCTGTCCGATGACGCGCTGCTGAAGATCGCAGCGCAAGGGGCCGCCGAGTGATCAGCCCTGCCGCGGCCGCCGCCGAACTGCTGTCCCGCCGCAAGGCCAGGGCGTCGTTCACCGGCTACTGCGAGTACCGGCTGCCGCCGGACCAGAAGATGGCCGCGCACCACCACCTGCTGGCCGATGCGCTGGACGAGGTGGAGCGTGGCGAGTGCGACCGCCTGCTGGTGATGATGCCGCCAGGCTCGGCCAAGTCCACCTACGGGTCGGTCTACTTTGCCGAGTACTTCGTCGGCCGCAACCCCCAGCTCAGCGTCATCGCAGCCAGCCACACCGCGGAGCTCGCTGAGCGGTTCGGCCGCCGGGTGCGCAACGGCGTGGCCGACCAGCAGTTCAAGACCCTGTTCAACGTCGAGCTCGCAGCCGACTCCACCGCCGCTGGCCGGTGGTCGACGAACCACGGCGGCGAGTACACCGCGGTGGGCGTGGGCGGATCCGTCACCGGGCGACGCGGCGACCTGATCATCGTCGACGACCCGGTGCGCAGCCGCGAGGACGCCGACAGCGAGCGCATCCGCGAGAAGACCTGGGACTGGTGGGTCAACGACCTGATGACCCGCGGCAAGCCCGGCTGCCGCATGGTGGTCATCATGACCCGCTGGCATGAAGACGACCTGGCCGGCCGCCTGCTCGAGCGTGAGCCCGAGAAGTGGCGCGTCATCAAGCTGCCGATGATCGCGGGCGAGAACGACCCGCTCAAGCGCAAGCCCGGCGAGCGCCTGTGGCACGAGTGGTTCACCGACGAGATGGTGCAGCAGGCGCAGGCCGATCCGCGCTCGTGGATCTCGCTGTACCAGCAGGAGCCAAGGCCGACCGAGGGCGCGGAGTTCCGCCGCTCGTGGATCTGCCGCTACAACGACAAGCCGACGAAGTCGAACAAGGTCATCCTCGTCGACCCGGCGGGCGACCCGATGAACAAGAGCGGCGGCAAGCGCAAGCTGTCCGACCGCACCGTGATGTGGGTGGTCGCCCTGGCGCCAGACCAGAACGCCTACATCGTCGACGGCATCATCGATCGGCTGAACCTGACGCAGCGCGTGGACCGGCTGTTTGAGCTGCACCGCAAGCACAAGCCCATGCAGGTGCGCTACGAGCGCTACGGAATGATGGGCGACGTCGAGGCGATCCGCGCCGAGCAGGAGCGCCGGCAGTACCGATTCAAGGTCACCGAGGTGGCCGGCGCGGTCGAGAAGAACGCCCGCATCCGCCGGCTCATCCCTTGGTTTGAAGGCGGGCGCATCTGGTTCCCGCAGCAGCTCAAGTACACCGACGTGCAGGAGCGCGAGCACGACCTGATCCAGGAGCTGGTCGAGGTCGAGTACGCCACGTTCCCTGTGGGCCGGTTCGATGACGGCATGGATTGCTTGGCACGCCTGGCAGAGCCGTCGCTGATGCTGCCGTGGCCCGATGAAGAGATGGACGTGCCAGTCGGTGCGCAGGCTGCTTGGGCCGTGATGGACGAAGTCGCCGGCTATTGAGGAAACACCATGGACCCCAAAGACATCCCCCAAGACGTGGCCATCATGGTCGGCGATCAGCTCATGACGCCCGACCAGTTCGAGGCCATGAAGCGATCCGAGGTCGAGCGCATGCAGGGCCTGTTCGTGCAGATGCGCGATAAATGGGTCCAGCACCGCGCCCAGTCCGGCGTCGAGCGCCGCTGGCGCAGAGCCACCGACCTGTACTTCGGGGAGCGCGAGGAGTCCGACAACGGCTTTGAGTCCACGCTGCGCAACGGCCCGCCCGCCCGCAAGGTGCAGGACGGCAACCGCTCCCGCGTGGTCGTCAACATCGTGCGCCCGAAGGTCGACCAGGCCACCGCCAGGATGTGCGAGATCCTGTTCCCGGTGGACGACCGCAACTGGGCGATCAAGCCCACGCCGCTGCCCGAGATGGCCGAGCGGGTGGGCGACAAGCGCGCCACGGTCGACCCGGCCACCGGGCAGCCCACGGGGCTGACCGCAGACCAAGAGGTCAAGGTCATCCTCGAGGCTGCGCAGCAGGCCGCCGAGGGCATGCAGCGCGCCATCGACGACAACCTGACCGAGTGCGGCTACAACGGCCAGGGCCGCAAGATGGTCGAGGACGGCGTGCGCCTGGGCACCGGCATCCTGTTCGGTCCCTTCCCGTCACGCACCTCCAGCAAGGTCTGGCTGCCTCAGCCCGACGGCACGCAGGTCATGGAGATCAACGAGGGCATCGCCCCAGCGTCCGAGCGCGTGGACCCGTGGGACGTGTTCTTCGACCCGTCGTGCGGCAACGACCACCAGGCCGGCCGCGGCGTGTTCCGCCGGCGCATGGTCAACCGCAAGGCGCTGCGCAAGCTGGTGGGCCTGCCCGGGTATGACTCCGACGCCATCCGCGACGTGCTGCGCTCGGAGCCCAAGTGCATCCGCGTGGCCGAGGGTAGGGTGACCCGCCAGCCGCTGTACGACGACAGCTACGAGCTCTGGGAGTACCACGGCGAGGTCGAGCCCGACGAGATGGAGGCGCTGTCCGAGCGCACCGGCGACCCGCTAACCGACGTCGACTTCGGCGTGCTGGTGATGGTCAACGACAAGATCATCGGCGCGCTGCCATCGTGGGTGGCCGACAAGACCCTGCCGTGCGACATCTGGTGCTGGCGCAAGGCCGACGACTCGCCCTATGGCTACGGGCTGCCCGACGAGCTCGAGCACCAGCAGCGAGTGGTCAATGCCGCCTGGCGTCAGGTCATGGACAACGGCCGTAACACCATGGGCGGCCAGATCGTGATGAAGAAGGGCATGATCGTTCCGGTCAACAACAGCTACGAGATCACCCCCAACAAGATCTGGCTGGCCAAGGACGAGCTGGACGACGTGCGCTCAGCCTTCAGCGTCTTCGAGTTCAACAGCCACCTCGAGGAGCTGCTGGGCGTGGCCAATGCGGCCATGACGTTCGCCGACCAGGAGTCCAGCATGCCGCAGATCCTGGGCGGGCAGCAGGGCAGTGCGCCCGAGACCGTGGGCGGCATGGTCATGCTCTACAACAACGCCAGCGGCGTGCTGCGCCAGCGGGTGAAGCTGTACGACGACAGCGTCACGCGGCCGCACATCAGCCGGTACTACGACTGGCACATGGCCAACAACGAAGACCCGGCCATCAAGGGCGACTACGAGGTCGACGCCCGCGGCAGCACCGCCTTGGTCGAGCGCGACATCCAGAACCAGGCGCTGCTGAACCTCGCCAACATCACCAACAACCCGCGCTACATCCCGCACCTCAAGGAGCGCGAGGAGCTCAAGGCGATCCTGAAGGCCTTCAAGGTCAACCCCGAGGAGCTGATGAAGGACGAGGAGACCGTGCAGCAGGAGATGGAGGCGCAGGCCCAGCAGGGCATGCCCGAGGATCCGCGCATGGTGTCTGCGCAGATGCAACTGCAGGCCAAGCAGCTTGAGCTTGAGGACCGCAAGGAGCAGCGCGCATTCGAGCAGGCTCGCAACGAGTCCGACATGCAACTGCGCCGGGAGACGCTGGCCTACAACACCGCACGCGAGCAGTCCGAGGCCGAGATCGCATCGGTGGACGCGCAGCTCTCCCGCGAGCTTGCGATCGCCAAGATGCAGCAAGACGGTCAGATCACCCGCGAGGAGATGGAGTCCAAGGCGCGCCTGGAGCTCATCAAGATCTCCGACCAGCGCGAGCGATTCAACGCTGAGGCAATGCTGCGCGTGCGCACCGGCCAAGGCATCTGACCGAATATCACAATACAATTACCCGACGTGGTAGGAAGGAAACATCATGCCCACCCTGTACATCACCGAGTTCGCGCAAGAGGGTGTCGATGCGCAAGGCCGCATCACTCCGATTGCCAAGGTGCCCGCCGTGGCGCAGCAGGCCGTCGTGTTCACGGGCACCAGTGCGCAGAGTGCTGTGCTGAGTGACGCCACGACGATCGTGCGCCTGCAAGCCGATGCGAATTGCAGCGTCTCGATCGGCACGAACCCGACGGCCACTGCCGCGCAGATGCGCATGGTGGCCGGGCAGACCGAGTACTTCAGCGTTCAGCCTGGCGGCGCTCTGAAGATCGCGGCCATTACCAACGTCTGACGAGCCATGTTCGCCGCAATGCAGATGGGCCGCATGGGCCTGGTGAGCTCTGACGTTGGAGGGCCGTTCTCGCCTTCGCAGAGGGGCCCCACGCTGGACTTGGTGTTTGTTGGCGGCGCGATCACCGATCCGCTGGCCGCGGTCACGACGTCGGATCAGTCGATCAACCTGAACTTTGCGACGCAGACCTATCAGGTTGCCGCGCAGTACGCCATCTGGGAGTAACCCATGCCACTCGTCTCAAAAGCCTTCGGCGACATCATCACCTTCACCCGCGCCAGCACGGGCACGTTCTTCAACTCCTCCGGTGTCCTGACCAGCGCCGCCATCGACGCACCCCGCCTGGACTATGACCCCTCCACGTTGGCGGCTCAGGGGCTGCTGATTGAGGAGGCGCGGACGAATCTGTGTTTGCAGTCTGAGGATTGGGGTAGCGCAACGTGGTCAAAGTCCGGATCAACGATTACGGCAAACGCAACGGCTGCGCCCACTGGCACTACGATTGCAGACAAACTGGTGGAGGATACTTCTACCGGCACGCACATTACAACGCAATCCATTTCGCTTGGCGGTTCTGTTGACAACTCTGCGTATGTGATCAGTGTTTTTGCGAAAGCATCGGAAAGAACACGGTTTCAGCTATTTGACAACGCTCAAGCATCCTCTGGTATTACAGCGTTTGATTTATCAAATGGAACGGTGGTATCAGGCACAGGAACAATTACCGCTGTAGGAAATGGCTGGTACAGATGTTCGGTGTTCCCGCTGAAAAGCACGAGCATTACATCAACGCTGACAATCAGACTAATTTCTACTGGCACAACAACCAGCTACACCGGAGACGGAACGTCGGGTATATTTTTGTTCGGCGCTCAACTCGAAGCCGGAGCTTTCCCCACCAGCTACATCCCCACCACCACCACAGCCCTGACCCGCAGCGCCGACGTAGCGTCGGTGAATACGCTGAGTCCTTGGTATAACGCGAGTGAGGGGACGTTGTTTGCTGAGGCTACATCGACAGGCTACGTATTAAATACAAATTTTCCGCTGTTAGCCACCTTGGACAACGGAACCAACGACAACAGAATAACTATTAGTCAAGGCAGCACATC